TGGGCTCCTGTTGAAAATAGTGATTGGGCCATACAGATCGCTTATGGTAAAATATCTGATGAATTTACTGATCAAGAAATGACTAAAGTTGATACACTTAATTCAAAATGTGATTTAAATGAGGATATAAATATTTTTATTTCCCATGGTGGGAATGATGATTTATATGGTTTCAAGAGTATTTCCACAGGTTCAGGATTATATATTTTGGATGAGGCAGAAATATTTGGAACTGGAAAGATTGCGATACTTTTCATTTGCCACTCAGGGAGCTCAAAAGCATCTTGGTATGCAAGTAAAATTAATTCATTGATTGATAAAGTCCTGTCGCTAGGATATGAGGCTGTGATAGCTCCAGCATGGAGTTACAATGTGACATTAGCTGGTTTATGGACTTCAACATTTATTTCTGCTTTACGCAATGGAAATAATATAATTAAATCTAATTATATAGCTAACATTAAAGTTAAAGAAAAATTTGTTGGTATTGGTGCATATGCAGCAATGCACGTTTTTGGAAATCATAAACTATCCTAACAAGTATCTTTATATGCAAAAACGTCCAGTCTTATTGGACGTTTTGGAAAACATCGGGTAAATGAAATAATAGTTTCACTATCAGTTTATGTTAAGGCTATTAATTTTTATGGCATGTTATCAAAAAAAACTTATTTCTCTATCTGCATCAACCGATTGCGTGCTCTCTTAACCTTCTGATCATTTGATTTCATTAATTTCTATCACGCATAAAACTAAAAATATCAATTAGTTATCTAAATTCCATCAAAGCTATCCAGTCGCTGTTGCTGTTCTTCATTCAAGTTAAACGCAAACTCTTCATGCTCGACTTGCCATGTGCCAAAACTCATCAGAAACGCAATTGCGGGATCAATTTTGTTCGCTGATTTCTTTTTGTTCGGCTTGATATTGGCGTTTGCGTCCGTTTCCATCACCACATTAGCGAGCGCCCAAGCAAGCACCGGATCGCCGTTGTGACGAATCACTTTGCGATTAACAAACACCTCAGCTGATTTCGCCACTGGGCTAAAGCGCATATAGGTTTGCGGGAATGGCTCAACATCCAAGCCTGCACCTTGTAATTGGGTGCGTAAGTGTGTGGCGTTCCATGTATCAAAGCCCACCAGTTTAATATCAAATTGCTGACTGTCTTTGAGAATATCATCACGGATACGGTCGTAATCAATACAATCGCCCGGTGTCGTGCGTATCCAGCCCATTTGTACCCATTGGCGATAGATTGCCCGGTTCTTGTTAGAGGGATTCTGTAGCTGCGCTTCGGGTAAGTAGTGACGAGTGAGTAATAACAGTTCGTTATCCACCGGAAATGTATAGCAAATGCTGGTGATATCGCCTGTGGAGGACAAATCTAACCCAGCGTAACACTCCATGCCTTTGAGGTCGTTTTCATCATAATCTGTCTGGCAGGCTTTCCATGCGCCTTCGCCCATCCACGGCGTTTCACCCTGACACCAGATATTAAAACGCTTGGTGAGCATTTCTGTCCATTGTGAGGGGATGCCTCGCGCTTTCTGTATCGTGTCATGCAGGGTGGCGCTGTCTACGGAGATATCCAGATTCGGATTGGCCTTAATCCACATCGATTCATCATCAATCTCGTTCTCGTCGTCCAGTTCGTAAATCAGGGCAAACAGGGATGCGTTTTGTTCTTCGCCATCCAATATCTGACAGCAATAATCATAATGCTGTTTGCAGGCGGATATCACATTGCTACCCGCTGTCGTAATGGCAAACAGAATACCTTCGGGACGTGCGCCCATACCTAACTCAAGGGCAGAGTAAACAGAGTTGTCCGGGTGCAAGTGATATTCATCGACAATCGCCAGACTGGGGTTAGTGCCCTCAATGGTGGCGGCTTTGGCTGCCAGTGGCTTTAACAGGCTGTTACTCTTAGTATAAGTGACTTTATGTTGCTGGATAGCTACCCGCTTCTTAAGCGGTTTGGATAGCAGGCACATCTGGCGGGCATCATCAAACACAATTCGAGCCTGATCCCGACTCACGGCGGCGGTGTAGATATCCTGCTGACCTGACTCCATCACCAGAAACCAGTTTGCCAGCATTGCCGCTACCGTAGATTTGGCATTTTTGCGCGGGACTTGAATATAGGCACTACGATATTTCCGGCGTCCGGTCGCCTTAACTTTGAAGCCGAATAGATTAGCAAAGGCGAATTGCTGCCACGGTTCTAATATTATCGGCTTACCGCGCAAGTGCCCTTTGACGTGTGGACAGTAGCGGGAAAAAGCAATAAAACGCTCTACAGTCTCGATATCGAACGTATAAAGCGGGTTATTCAGGTCGTTATAGTAGCGTTTGACTGCCTGTTTTAAGCGATTACAGGCCGGAATGTTGCCGTTTTCGATATCAAAAGCGTATTGCTGCCATGCGTTCATAAGCGATCTAGCTCGTCCTCTTCCTCAATTTCGACTGGATTTTTTCGCCGTGATACCGGATCAAAACCCAGCAATGAGGACATTTTTATCATGATTTTTTCAGCATCAGATTTTGCGCTGAGTGACGGATTGCGGCTTTCGCTGCCCTGACTGTTAACGATACTAAAGCCCCTGATATCAAGGTCTGCCACCGCTTTTCGGTAAATGGCGTAGTTGACGCAATAGAGTTCTAAATTGTTCCAGTCAGCGGCGTTCAGATCTTCTCGTTCGATTAAGGTTTTTGCTTTGGCTTTCCATTGGCTGGTTGCAATCTCATTTAAATAAGTTGGGGGTTTGGGTGCTCTTGCCATTATTTCTATTTTCCTTGTGATTTTATTTTCCAAAAAAATGCCGTGTATAAAAATTTGAGGGGTGGGCGGTTCTGCTAAAGAGGGTGTTTGTCATTTTTGATACCCCCACCCATGTTTTCATTGATTTATTATTCTGCGACGAACCAATCACGACACCTTGCCGCTTTGGTTTCCTGCTCACGATAAATACCTTGTTTGCGTTTCGCTTTGGTTACCGGATCTGTTTGTACGGTCTTACGGTTATGGCAGGTTTGGCATAACTCTTGATGATTGAAGTCAGGCCAGAACAGCACATCAGCTTCACCCTGTATTGGGATGATGTGATCGACAATGATTGCAGGTGTGTAAATACCTTGCTGTAAGCAATGCACACAGAGCGGATTAGCCTTGAGATACATCAATCTGTATCTGCCCCAGCGATTACTGTAACCACGCTCGGTACGTGTGCCGCGCTGCCTGTTCTGTTCCCGCCGATGTTCTTCGCATCGCCCTGACTTCACCCGCTGCTTACAGCCGGGATAGCTACAACGTCTTAACGGTTGCCACGGCATCAGTAGATCCCCACATCACGATAGACAGACCACAACGATTTGATGGTAAAGGGCACTTCTTTTAGCTCAACATCTGTTGCCATTTCCCGATGCTCATACAGTAAGCCGATATAGAGCAGGCAACCGACTTTAATCGCCGGAGTAAAAGCCAAACCATCACCAAACCGCTTGCCGATATGTTGCTGGCAGACTTCCAGCGCAGCTTCGGCATAAGCCATTAACAAAGCATCATCAAGGGTGTCGCTTTCATCCAGTCGGCAATGCTGTTTGATTTCGTTCAGGGGTATTTCAATCGGGTTCATCAGAATACACCGCCTTTGCAAAGCAGTTCTAATCGGGTGTGTTTGGCATCAGGAATAACCGCCACAATATCGAATGCTGTCCCTCTGGTGTTAGCCCCGTGATAAAGAATGGTATTAACCGTGGTCACATCATCACGATAACGCATCCAGACACGAATGGTGGCTTCGGAATAGACTGAACCCGATGCCATTAACTCGCGTCCGCTTATGGCCTTCACTTCTGCCCAGACAGTGGCAATATCCACCCAATCATTAATCTCTTCGCCAAGTTCACCCTGCCTGATTTCATTTTTCTGGATAGTCACACGATGCCGTAATCTGCCTGCTCTCATGCCTTAGCCTCCGACTGTTGTTTGATTTCTACAGTTTGTTTCCATGCCTGACTGAATTCATCACCACCAACACGAGGTGATAAACCCTCACGTTCACGGGCTTCATTCGGGCACATGACACCGGATTTAATGGCAGTTTCATAACTCTGGAAACGTTCTTTCGGATTGGCGCGAAGTAGATCAGCGGTGTCAAATTCAACTTGGTAACGAATGCCGCTTTTGGGTGAGGCCACCAGCAAAGCCGATTTAATTTGTTGCTCAAAGTTGGCAAGCCACGGGCGCATGGTGATAGTGAGTAAAGCACGGGATGCTTCGCTAAAGTTGCTGTAGGAACTGTTCGAGTACTCTTGCAGAAAGATTGGACTGATATTGAACATCCGGGCGATATCTTCAATGGTGAAACGGCGAGACGCCAGCCACTCCGCATCTTGGTTATTCATGCCTAATTGCTGGTAATCCATCCCTCCCTCAAGAATGGGTGTTTTTCCGGCATTGCGAGCACCTTTATAACGTTCGAGGGCTTCCAGTGCCTTATTACCTTTGATGCCATCCAGCCAATCAGCCGCCTTAATCACGCCTGCCGCCATCATGCCGTCTTTCATAATGCTTGCGCCGTGGCGTTGTTGTGCCAGACCTAAGCCCAACGTTTCACGGCAAATGGTGACAGGCGAGCGACCAAGAAAGCCGTCTTCGGTGGCATAGCGTAAATGCAACACTTCTTCTTGTAGGTAAGTTTTGACCTTACCGCTATAAGATTCGGTAATGGTGTAAGCGAACCGGTGATCGGATAATCGTTGTGGTACAACCGCTGACGGCGGGTAAGGATGTAATGATTGCGGTTGACCGTATTTGCCCCAGACAATCACCGCATAAGCATTACCATTCAGCAGACAATGACGCATCAGGGTGCGCTTAAACTGAAAAGGTGTCTGACAGTTATTCGGACATTCATTCAACAAATAATCAACCGGGTGATCGCTTAACCATTCGCGGGATTCCGTGCCCTGATTATTCCGTACCCGATAGAGGTAACAGGGCATTGTTGCTACTGCTTCACTAATCACCGTGACAGCATTCATGACAGCAGGTAGACCTTCGGCGCTTGAGGGCGAAACATGCTCACCCGATTTCGTATTAGGAATACCTGCCAGAGAAAGTAATTCATCAATGGTCATACTGCGGGTTTCTGAGGCTTTACGCTTAAAAGGCCACATGATTACACCTCAGACAGTTGCAGCCAGTAATGACGCAAATCACAGGGTTTAGCTGCGTTCAATGAGCGTTTGGCAATTTCTACGCCACTGTCAGGATAGGCGGGTAAACTGGTGATCGTGATTTCCCGAAGTTCCGCCTCTAATACCGTTCTGATATAAGGCTCTTGGCCTGTATCCCACTGATCTTTGATTGCCCTGAATCCGAAGCTCATTCCTTGAATATCACCACGCTCAACCAATGTCAGTACATCGCGGCCTAATTGCGTATCTGGCGGGGTTAACTCGAAACGTAATCCAGTGGCATCTTCATTCAATTGCAATGTGCCAGACGTGGTACGGCCTAACAAATTTGTATAATCATGCTCATAAAGTGCCCTGATATCTGCCCCTACCGTTAAACTGGCGCTAAAGGCATTCGGGGCAAACTGTTCTACAAATTCGTCCCATAACACTTGTGATCGGCTGTTCCACTTAATCACATAGCCTGTCAGTTTCTTATTACTGGCAGATAGCGAGGTAGTGCGGATTTCAAAATCATTTTGCATCAGTAGACTCCAAGACTCTAAAAGGGGTGCTTTGCCCCTTATCGTTAACCCGCTTTCGTGCCTTTGATTTCCAGCACTTTGATTGCGTTAGAGTCCACCAGCCCGCCGCCTAAATATTTATCGGTGTGAACCTTATAGAATCCCGGTTCGGTGATATTGTCAGGACGAGTGCGAATGCCCGTTTGATGGTCAACGATGAAGTAACCGCGCTTGAAGTCACCCAGCCCAATAGTGTTATCCGGCATAAATTCGAGATAGTGAACGGGCAAACCCAGCAACATATCGGGATCACCCGCTTGCAAACGTTCGCGCCAGATATAATCACCATTACCGTTTTTCAGCTTCTGTACCTGTGCCGCAGTGGTGGAATTCATCACCCAAACGGCATTTTTGCGGTATTTGTTCTTGAGCAGGAATTTCAGGTCAATCAGGCTATCGGCTTCAAGGCTGGCTGTTTCCAGCTTTTGCAGCGTACCGAATGCACGAACCTTGTCGGTTTTAGTGTCACGGGGATAAGACAGGAAGCCTTTTGCTTTCTTACTGCCGTCACCGCTAATCAAATCTGTTTCTTCGGTATCTACGAACGTATCTGCAATTTCAGCGGTCAGCCAACCCAAGATATCGACATCGCTAAAATCAATGATTTCTTGGGTAGTTTTGGGATAAGCATAGATAGGAAACAGCTTGATGCTGACTTCTTCCATTTTCGGCGTGGCAGTTTCACTACGTGCTTTGCCTTCTTCCCCGTGGGCTATGGCTGTGCCACCGACCGAAACAAGTTGTTTGTATTCGTTGCTGCGTGTGGTTTTGATGGTACAGATTCGACGCATAACAGATTCATCAGCCAATTGCTGCATGATCTGTTTGTTCAGTTCAGGAATAACGGTATAGCCGCCGTCTGCTGGGACACTTGTAGACAGGGAGCGAGTTTCTCCGGTCAAAATATAATTGCGTAGCTCGTCATTGCTGAGTTTATTACTGGCAGGCTGGTTCTTGACCTGATTACGCTCTTCATCAGATAACGCCTCATAACGGGCAATTTCGGTATTCAGAGAATCAGACTGAGTGCGCAGCTCGTCAAACTGTTTAGCTTCGTCAGCATTGAGTGAACGTTTTTCGTCCTCGGCGTTGATCAACAGCGAACGCATTTGCTGCGTTAAATCAGTTTTTTGTTGGCGTAATTCGAGTAGTTTTTTCATGATGTTTTTTATATTGATTTTTTTAATGGAATATATTTAACAGCATGAAAAATAATAAGAAAGCCCTCACAAGATGAAGGCTAAGCATATAAAAACATGAATACAAAAAAATTACATTATTTTACTTATTGAGTTTGGTTATACTCTTCAATAAGTGCCTTGACTTTTCTGTAAATAAAATAATTTGGGGTTTCTAAACTGAAAAAAGCGAAAAATGCCATAAAGAATATAAAGTAGGGAAAGAAAAGCAAAGTTAACTCTATTTTACGCTCACTCCCTAGAATACCTAAAGAAGCAGCAAGAGATAATGCTCCAAAACCACTTGAAAGTAAAAACAATATGGCTTGAAATATTGTCATTATCCATGTATTTACTAATTTTAAAAGACCAATTTCTTTTTCTAATCTCGAATCTTTCACGGAGAATAAAGAATAAACCCTTTTATATGTTCCTATAGGAATGTTTTTATTTTTATGAAATATGATTAATTTAGCCCAAACATTTTGAACATCAACACTAAGATTACACTTTAAATAAAATGAATTTAAAACTCTAGTCTCTTCATTTTTCGCCAATGCTCTTACATCTTCTGATGTTTTATTATTGTTTGATACCCTTCTAAGAGATTTTGTTTTTCTCAGTAACTTTCTCTCTGGATTGAAAATGACAAACACCTTGTATAATAAAGTAGTATGTACATTTACAATGGTTAAAACAAACAGTGAAAAAATGAAAATAAATAATAAAAGCCCAATCCATCCATGACTAATTATTAGCTCCATAATTTTAGCAATATCCATCATAAATCCTTATTATTAATCTGTGAGTTACTCTTAATAATTGAACACTTAACCAGCTTTATAAAAATCCCATCAATATAGTACAAATCTCCTAGCTATACGTAAATATATACAGCCAAGTAGATTTTCACGGGATAACGGGATATGTAGCTATATTTGTTCTATTTCAAATAGTTAACTCACCCCATTTTATCCCACATATCCCGTAGGAAAAACTATTAACTGTAATTATTTAATACCTAATTAATTACTGCCTACCAAATAAAAACTTTGTGAGATGATAAAACTTATATAATGCTACATAATTTATCATTACATCATGTTACGGGATGCAGTGGGATAATACGGGTTAATTAAAATCATATATAACCATATGATAAATATTGAATTAACTATTTATTATCCCGTTACCCCGCTATCCCAATGTTTTTATCTTACGTGAGGATTAATCTTCATCATTGAAAACCAGAACTACAAACCGCCCTTGAGTACCATTCACTGAAATAGTTTTACTAATAAAGCGATCTTTCTCCGTTTTAATCAACATTCCGGCTTCTTCCAGAGCTTCAAAGCCTGATTTCTTCTGTAATCCCTGCAATATCTCCTCTTCAAATACACTGGGGATAATGTGGTACTCCACCAGCCCATCACTGCGGCGATTATTCACCAGATAGCCTGCAAGATTGTTGATTCTCATGGCGTGAACGGTATCTATGTTTCCATTCAATTTCCCGTAGGCATAAGGCTGAAAACGCGATAGGCCGTATTTCTGGATAAAATCACGAGCACGGGTAACAACCTGATATTTTTCACGGTTTCCGATACCAAAATCGGTTAACCAGTCATCAAAACTTTGCCTTATCGCACTATGGCAATCTTCCTTGCTCCAACCGGTGATATGAGTCGCCAGCTCTCCGGCTGCATCCAGTAAAGCGAAACGCACAGCTACACGTTTTACTTGTGCTGAGGCTTCTTCTGGCAGGCTATCCAACCACGCTTTTTCTTTACGGGTCACAATTTCTATAGCCTGTTCCTGATTTTCAGACAGCCATAAGATCCACGCCCGCCCCGCTGTACCACAATAACGCTTAGATTCACGCTTAATTGCCCTTGCGTGGGTGTCACCATCCTCATAACCATTGAAAAACTCAGTATCAATAAAAGGAACACTTAACAGCCTGACGAGCTGCCCTGCTTTTGGTGTGATCCCACCTTTTATCAAAAAGGTTTCTAAATCCTCTTCCCCCGTCGAAAGCGCGGCTATCTTCCAGCGAATAACAGCACGGTTTCCACCTTCTCGTTTACCCTGAATTTTACCGACACCGTTAAACAAGCTGTAAGCACTGTTTGCGACTTCTTTCGGATTAGCACTTTGCCCGATTTCGTCAATAGGCAAGAAACCATCATTACGAGCTGCTGCTTCATTATTTAAGCCGTGATGCGTACCGTGCCACGATAATTTTAGTTCTTCGGGATCACCATATAAGCTACTGGCAGCTTCAACTGTCGTTGTTTTACCTGCTGAGGATTGAGCAAATAAGTGAACACCGAAACAGCTACCGCCTGCTAGCGAGTTGAGTGGTGCAGCTAATCCCACCAGCACACCCAGCATCATTGAGCGATTTCCTTTCATTAATGAGGCAACATGATTTTTCCATTCGTCGGCAGTTCCCCTAATCACATAACCCGCAACCGCCGATGTACCGCCACAGAACGCCACAGGCATATAAGGCTGACCAATAATTTCGCCATCCGGCATAACATACGCCCCACAGTGCCAGCCTGCCGTTTGGGTCACTTCCCACTGGCGGCGATCTCCGCTGCGCTGTAAATGATCAGATAAAATCGGTAAGAGGCTATTTTTGGTTGTGATATTTATCCCTCTCGAACGCAACCGCGCCCAGCCTATCGGCATCCCAATTTCACGGCGGGGCATGGCCTCAAAGGTGAGTTTGTCTGTACCTTCCTGAGATAATTTAATGATGAGATAACCTTCTCCACCATCGTTACCAATGCCGACAACTTCCATATAATCGCTTAACCATTTTTCAATCTCGATGATTTCGCCGTTCTGCTCTTTAGGTTCAACCCAATAAATACCCTCTTTTCGGGTATCAACATGTGGTTTTAATGGATCACGCTCTTTTTCCCGGTGTTCATCCAAATTAACTATGACTGATTTTGACACTGATTCTTCTTTCCCTACCTGATATAGCCCGTTATTGAATGCCTGCTTTGCTGCCTCGATACCATAATGTTGGCGATAATCGTCCCAATCGGCTTTTAATGCCGTTGGCGGTAGTGCTACCCAGCCATTAATCGCTATAGCGGCTTTCTCTGCCGCTACCTTGCCAACATTCTTTTTTAGCCTGCCGTTTTTGTCTCGCTCTTCTGGTTCGTGCCAGTCATTATCAGCCGCAAGGATGATTTTTGTGTTTGGCCACTGCGCTCTGACCAGCTCGGCAACCGTGATTAAATTGCTTTCATCAATCGCCGCCAGCACGACACCTTGATGTAATTGGCTGACCGTTAACGCAGTGGCGTAACCTTCGGTAATGATGAACGTATCCGGCATTTCGGTAATCTCGGATGCGGGGATAAAACTGCCTTTCTTCTGAGTACCGGAAACAAGGCGTTTTTCGCCATTTGGCTTAATGGTCTGTGCGCCTGTGATTGTGCCGTCCAGTGTCTGAGTGACCAGCAATAACGAACCATCTTTCAATAACCGTTGATTGGGGCATTGCAGCCCCTTTTTCACCAGATATTGAGATTCGCCCGTAACAGTGCTGGCAACCAGTGCCGCAATACGTTCAGCAATCGGCTTTGTCGTTTTTGGTTGCTCTTTGACTGTATTAGTTTCGGGTAAAGGCATTACCAGTACATCCGCCACCAGCTTAGCCGCTGCAAAGACTGTGATCCGGTTGGTTCTTGCCACCAAATCCAGCCCATCACCGTGATTCGGTTCGTCACACTGGCGACAATGCCAATCGCCGTTATGGTTATCATCGATAAAATGAAAGCGGTCAGTGCCACCGCATATCGGGCAAGCACCATGTTTACCCTTTGCGGGAACATCAATCCCACAGGCAGGCAACAACATTTGCCAGTGACTGGAAGAAGATTGTTTTACTGCTCGGATTACATCAATCGGGCGGCTTTTAGCATTATGATTTCCCTGACTCATGATCATTCGTCCTCGCCATTAACTGCCGCATAAAGCGCATGGTAAACTTCCTGATTGATATCACAGGCCAGCGAAAGCAAATCATGTAACTCTTCCGAACAATGCTGACTGGCCTGCTCAAGAATGATCTCATACAAAGAGGTGCATAAACCTGCACGAAACGAGGACTGGCCTAACGGATCGCTTTCCCTGCGTACAAGGCAATTGACTAATTTATTCACCGGGTTCTGTGGGACATGTTTCGACAAATCACGATAAACCTCCTGATGAATGCCATACGCCAATGCAATCAGGTTATTTAAGTTGATTTCGCAGCGTTCATCTTTGGCTTTTTGGGTAATGAATGTGAAAAGTGAAATACCCAGACTTGCACGATGCAACGCTTGTTTTAATGAGATAGGTTTATTGCTCATGGTATGCCCCCTGAACAGAGGTCAAGCGCATAAGGAAGATTTTAGGCAAACGGGCTTTGTCCTTTCCAGTTAGAAAGGTATATTGATACATAGCGACCTCGATACTATTACTATCGTTGGTTGTTAGATGCCTCGTCGGTGTTCCAGCACTACGAGGCATTGTTATATTTTCAATCAAAGATTGCTTTAACAAGATATGGTAGTTACCATATTTACGTTCATTATAAAGGTGGTAACTACCAATGCAAGAGAAAAAAGAAAAAAAATCGTTTGATCGGTCAAGCAGCACAATGAAACATATTCGATTCGAAGATGAACTACTGGCACAAATAGATTTTGTTGCAGGAAAAGGCAATTTTAGCGCGTGGGTTAAAGATGCCTGCCGTGAAAAACTTCTGACTTTAGGCGTAAAACCTAAAATCTGAACCAACCAATAATAGCTTTGGTTGCTAATTAACCCTCTGTGAGAGGGTTGTATTTCAAATTGATAATTGCTTAATCCCAGAGAATCCCTATAGCTAATATCAACCATCATGCCACCTATTCCCAATAATTAAGCTGTTTTTAAAACTAGTTTGACCACTACCAATTAAGGAAGTTAATTTTTCCATTGAGTTATTGTTTAATTGGTAGATTTACGGCTATATGGGTTATTTATATTTTCTACTGTTGGCGGATTTCGTACCCAATGAAGTAGATCACTGAGTAACCAAGCACAGGAATTACGGCCTAATGGCTTACGGGCAGGGAAGCGGCCTTCATTTTCCAGTTTCCATGCTGATGTTCTGGAAATAGAGGTAATATGCTGGCGTTCCTTTTCACGAATAAGACGATCATAAGGTTCGCCATATTCGGAAAGGATAATTCGGCGTTCTTCAGGTGTAGGAGTGTTATATTGAATGGTCATGCTACCCTCACTGTTTCATTGTTTTTGTGAGGGTATTTTACTTAATGGAAATTATTACGAAAGAAAGCAACTTTGTTGTGTATATATTACAATTGTACTGCTTTTAATATAACCACATTCTCATAATTACCCGCTAATACATCCAATCGCTCACACCACTTGTTTAAAGCGTCTAATTTCTCTGGTAGGTATTGGCTTCTGTTATAAATTGCCATTACTCCCGGTAAAGAGTGCCCTAATAGCTGCTCAACTACATGTGGTGCTATACCCATATCATTCATTTTAGTTGCAAACGTTCTTCTTAAATCATGCAAAGACCACTCTCTATCATGCCCTAATCTTTTACATATATTTCTACCGCACTGTGAAACTGTTTCAGGATTTTTAATTTCGCCTAACAAATAATCACTCATATGATTCTGGTGCTTAAGTTCATCTAAAAATGGCTTCATGTATGCTGGTATTGGACGAATTATTTCCGCACCTGTTTTACTATTTTCTTTTGGAACAATCCACAGCATAGAATCAAAATCCCATTCTGACCATTTAGATAATCTGGCTTCCTGTGAACGGCAACCAAAAACAATTAAAATCTTCAAAAAGTTGCTATAGTAAGGTAAATACATGTTTGTATTCAGAGACTGCCAAAGTTGACCAATTTCATTATCTTTTAAATATCTCTGCCCTTTGTTTTGCTTTTTTCCGACATCAATAATGGTCAAATCATCCAATACATTACTGATCACATACCTTCTTACTCGGCAGAATTTTAACGCCTGTTTACACATTTGGAATATATAACCAGCAGCCACTGGTGCTTTCTTTTTAATTCTATCAAAACATTGCAGCCAATAACGAGTTTCACAATCTGTTAATGCCATATTTCCAATATAAGGGTATATATGCCTTTCCAGTTGAGATATATGTTTGTCTATATTTTTCCTATTATCTTTAGCGTAATTATCAATCCAATATTCTATAGCTTGTTTTACAGTGACTGGATTCAAAGATTCCTGCATGGTCAAATTCAGCTGGAGCTTTGGATCTTTACCCAATGAGAGCCAGTTCCTACACTTATCACGAATTGCACGGGCTTCTTTAAGGCTCATATCAGGATAACGCCCAAGTGTGATGATATCGGCTTCTGTATCACGCCCTCCAGTTCTATACTTAAAAAACCAACTGATAGCGCCTTTTTTAGTGACACGAATCATTAACCCTGCACCATCAGCAAGTTTTACTAACTTATCTCTTTCTGTTCCATGTAACGCTCTGAGTTTTTTATCAGTTAATTTATTTAGCTCAGCCAT